GGCGATGACGAGCTTGCCAGTACGCCTGGCGTGCTCATCCCACGACGCGATCTCGGGAGCGAGAGCGGGGGAGAGTCCTCCCTTGAACGAAGCGGAACGCGAAGTCGAGTTCGCCTCCAACATCGTCGGGGTGAAGGAGTCGACGATCACCACGCGCGCGGGGCACGGGTGGTTCTCAGCGCCGAAGACGCGCGCGTAGAGCAGCTCGCGAGTGACTCGGGGGAACCCGGGTTCGTTGGCGGGCACCCAGAGCGCTTCGCACGCGAACTTTTCGGCAAGCGCGAGCGCGAGGGTGCTCTTACCTGCTCCCGCGGAAGCCACCATGAAGTGGAGCCCGGCCGAGAACTTGATTTCTCCCTTCTTGTCGAACTCGATGATCGCGGGAGGGGGAGGGAAGATCGTACGAGGAGAGATGGTCATGACTAGTCATCTTCCAGAAGCCAACCGGCCACGCGCTCGGTCAGCTGGACTCCCAGGCCGGAATAGCCGGGGAGGGTTTTCTTCTGATCGTCCGTGAGCATGAATTCCTTGCCCTCCCTGACGGGGGAATGCGCAAGGATGAAGCGAGACTCGTCTGCTGCGACCCGAGCCAACTCGGCTAGGTCGATGTATCGCGACAGGATCTTGTCCTCTTCGGGAATGATGTCCTTGACGATGGAACTGACGCCACTAGAGGCGTAGTCACGCCTCCTGGCGAAGAACCCGTACGCCGGGTAAGGACGGAACCTCGAGTACGGGGCCCGTTCGTTGAGGTACCAGTTGAGGATGTAGGACTTCTCGGACAGCCTCATCCCCTCGGCTCCGTAGTTCTGGAAGCCGAGGAACTTCCCGGGATCCTCCTTCTCCACAGGGATGTAGCCCTGGAGGAAGTCGAGGAGCTCAGCGGGTCCGGTCTCGTAACCAGGTCGCGGCATGAACAAGCCATCGTCCCCGTACGACCTGATATCCACCGGCCCTGAGTTGCGCTTCAGGGCCTCGATCGCGGAGCTGACCTCGTAGCCGTGCACCCTCACCAAGAAGGCGGTGAACAGCACCGCCATGATGCTCTTACCCAGGGAGGTGACACAGCTGATACCCGAGCCCATCTGCTGGACAGCGCCAGGCTTGAGTCTCATGAGGTAGCGCTTCCGCTTCCTGGCGTCGTACTCGAGCACTGGCATGGCGACCATCCTGTTGATCAGATCGCCGTACCTGCCCCCGACGTGGCTAGCGTGGAGAGGGACCAGAACCCCAAGGGCCCGTTCGTAGTGCTTCGCGTCGGAATAGATGCTCCCCGGAGGGACAACCATACCCACCAGCTGGGTAGAGGAGGCGCCCATGATGGCCCAGGACAAGAAGTAGTCGTGGATCTTGCTGTCGAGAACCTGGGTGATCAGGTTCCAGACCATGTAGTTCCCGACCTTCCTGGTCCTGGAGCGGACTCTTCCGTCAAGAGTTCTCTGAGGCCCGGAGATCTCCGCTTCGATGAGCTGGCCGTCACTGATGAACTGGAACAGCCGCTTCTTGTCCGCG